TGTCGTGGAATGTTTTCCAGTCCCCGCCCCACTCGATCGGGATACCGAGGTCAGCCGCCGCCGCCTTCATCTTGCGAGCAACGGCCTGCATGTCGTCTTCATCGTAGGAGACGCCGCCATCTTTGGTGACGGCCACGACGTCGACAGCGTGGCCGGTGAGATGCCTCGACTTCATCGTCTTGGACTTGCCGGCGGCGACGAGCGCCTTCTGCTCCTCGATCGAGCGCAGCCCGCACGTCACATGGAACGTGGCGCCCATCTCGTCGGCGCCACGCACCACCCTGACGAGATCGGGGTGCACACCGGCGAGCTTGACTTCAGAGCGCTGCGCAAGAGCCATCGTCGCTTATCCGTTTGAAGGCCATGCAGCAGAGTCGATCTGCTGGGTCGTGGTGATGGTGCCGGCGTTGATGGCGGCGAGAAGCTCGGCCTGCTTGGCAAAACAGGCTTGAACGTGAGCGACGATCGCGGCATGAGCCGCCTTAAACTGGGAACCCGTGAACGTCACTGCGCTTGAGCCGATCACGAACGGCGCGGTGGCCGCGTCAGCCATCGCATTGGCAGCGCCCATGATCAGCGTTTTGGCGCGATCGTCGCTGGGGATCACCATGCCGCCAAACGGTATTCCTCCAGTCTCAACACGCCAGCGCTTGTCTGCGGCGTAGGCGCGCAAATCAACTGGCGGCGCCACATAAGGGGCTACCGTGTTGCCTTCAGAAATCCACAACTTGACTTCGGAAGCAATTTGACCGTCGCTGTCTATGACAACTTCGCCATTGGTGTGGCGACAAGGTATGTTTCTCCATATAGCACCGAGTGAGTCTGTCCAAATAATTTGCGTGCCGTTCTCGTTGCCAAAAGCTGCTATCATCTTTACATCCTTGCATTGAGCTTCAGGTTTCCACCCGCTGCATAAGCGTTCTGCGTAGCGGACGACGCCACGCCAAACCGCATGCCAGCTGTTGTCAAATTATCTGTATAAATGCTCGCTGCGTTAATGGTATAGCCCGACGCCGACACAGTCGGCACAACACGCATCGGCGCCGAAAATGAAACTGGCGCAATCAAGGCTTGTCCTGCGCTGCTCGCATACCCCCAATACTCTGGGTATATGATTTGCCAGTACCTGCAGCACAGCTGCAGCTCGTCCTCGAAATGGCGCTGGAGCTTGTAGGCGTGAGCTGCGGGGATCACGAGGTCGCCGGGTAGGAGGACCGCGCCGGTGAGCTGGTACGTGGCGTTGAGGGTGGCCGCGAGATTGACCTGCCCGGTTGCGCCAAGGAGGTTTGCGGCCGCCCAGGTGCCGGCCGTGCCGACGAGAGCGGACCCCGCGGCCGGAGCCACCAAGAGGTACATCGAGCCCGCAGAGGTCGCCGGCCATGAGTCTAGCGTAGTCGCCGGAATGGTGGATGTTTTCCACTCCCAGGTGTTTGCAGAATTGACCGCAAACGAAAACGGGTAGGAGCGCGTCGTCGCGAAGTTGCGGACGGAGCCGCCAAAAAGGCCGGCAACAGACGACTTGACCCAAAAGCCAAAGGTGACGCTGGAGCCGCCCGACGCGCCCCACCCAAGCCGGGCGGTGCGAAGCCCTTCAATAGCTTGCCCAAGGAACATGAAGTCGCTAGTTCCGAGGGAAGCTTGAGCCGTAGTGACGGTCAGGCGGATCGAGTTGGTGTAACCCGGAGGAGCGTCAGTGACCTGCTGAACCGAGCCGACCATCGTTCCGGCGCGGCTGTAGTACCACTGGTCGACAGGGTAGTAGAGGTTGCCCGTCCCGGCCGCCGTGCCGTTTTCCTGAGAGATCTGCATTCCCGAATTGATGAGGATGTTCTGGGACGCGGCGGCGTGCCAATAGGAGGAGGCAATTGCGTCCGCGACGCGCAGCGGTGTCATTGCTGTTGCGTCGTCCGTTCCAGCGGTCGCCTGGGACTGAGACGATTTCGTCACCGTGATTGTGCGATCGGCACTGAGATCTCCGCCGCCTGTTGCCAACCCGCCCGCAAACACGGATCGCGTATTCGGAGGCGGCGTGAACCCAAGCGCTGTCGTGACGTTGCCAGACGACAGCTCGCCACGGATGGTGGCGCTCGACTTGTTCTCGACGTTGCCGATGCCGAGGTTGGTGCGCGCCGTTGCCGCCGTCGCCGTCAGCTCCGACAGATTGTTTGCAGCAACCAGATCGCCCGTTCCTGTGCCAACACCAATCGCCGAGCGCGCTGCCGCCTGGTCCGCAGCAGTGAGAACGTTGCGGCCAACAGTGGTCGAATTGCTGATCTGAAGGGCGGTAAAAGATTTCGCGCTGTCTGCCGTGTTGTCAACGTTACCCAGTCCAACCTGCGCTTTGGTCACGGAGTGCGGGTTGTCGGTGCGTGATGTGTGCGTTGTCACAAACGCCGTCGTTGCGATCTGCGTCGTGTTGGTGCCGGCAGTTGCGGTCGGAGCCGTAGGCGTGCCCGTAAGGTTCGGCGAGGCCAGATTGGCCTTGAGATCAAGCGCCGCCTGCTGCGCAGTGCTGACGGGTTTGCTTGTGTCGCTCGTGTTGTCGACAGAGCCGAGCCCCACGTCACTTTTCGTGAGCGTCACCGCTCCAGTGCGCCCGGCGACAGATTGCACCGGAGCCGCCGCAGAGGCCCGCGCCGAGGTGTGGTAGAGGTTTGTCGACCCCTCAGGAACGGAATCGGTCGAGCCCGGTGACGGGCTGATCTCGACATACGCGGAGCCCGACCAGCGATAAATCTTGCCTGTGTCGAGCGCGACATAGATCTTTCCCGTCTCACCAGTCAGAGCCTGGATCGCCGTAAGGTTGGCGGCCTCGATCACGTCGTCGACGTAGCTGGGAAGCTGAGCGGCCGGCACCCGACCTGTGCCGTCGAGTCCCGCGTAACCGTTGGCGACGCCCTTGTTCGCCGTGTTCTCGGCCGTGTAGCCGAGCGTCGCCTGCTTGGCGTTGAGCGCCGTCTGCACCGCCGTGCTGATCGGCTTGTTCGCGTCGCTCGTGTTGTCGACGTTCGCAAGACCCACATCGGTCTTGGTCAGGGTGACCGCGCCAGTGCGGCCCGCCACGCTCTGCACAGGAGCGGCTGCTGCTGCCGTGGCCGTGAAATCTGAGATGGTTGCAGCAAGCTGCGTGCCCGTGTGGTTCGCTCGAGCCGTCGCATCCACGTTGGGCACGTTGCCTAGCCCAACCTGAGCCTTGGTCACCACATGCGGATTGTCGACACGAGCTGCATGCGTCGATAGTGCCGCCGCAGCCTCGGTTGCTGCTTCGACAATGGCATCCTGCACCGTGGTTGCGGCAATCCCCGCCGGCGTCGATGGCGAAAACAGCACATGCACCGCATCGATCTGCGGCTCCGCAAGCCCAAGCGCGTCGATGCGCCACTTCTGAATGGCCGCGCGGTAGACATACCTCACCCCACGCTCGACGTAGGACTGCCCATCGTTCCATGGCAAAGCAGGACGGTTGCTCATGATGTCAGCCTCCCGCCTCGCCCATCACAGCCTCGCGCATGTCGGCGACGCGCTTGGCCAGAACCTCAGCAATGTACGTGTCGACGTCCTGACCGGCCTTTGCTGCAAGCTCCGACATCCACTGCCTTGCCACGTCAGATCCGTTGCTGGCAGCCTGCGCCGTTTCGACCAGAAGCTGCTCACGACGCCACGCCTGAAACTGTTCCTCGCTCATGCCGGACGGCGAGGACGCAGCTTGCGTGCCCTGTGGTGCAGGCAGGCTGGCCTGATGCTCGACTTGGTTCGCCGCCATCGGCACAGAAGCGACGTGCGCAGCCGGCATCGGCATGTGCACCTGCGCAGGCTGCGGGGCCTGCATCTGCACCACCTTCGTCTCTGCCGGGCTCTGGAACACCATCGGCCCCGACGGCGCTGCACCATTGATCACGATGGGTGCTGCCTGCGGCGGGCTCTGCATGACCACCACCGGCGCCTGCGGCTGCATCATCCCCCACGGGGGCATGCCCATCGGCTGGCCGTACCAAGGCAATGCCGGGGACTGTTGCTGGGATGCTCCCCCGAACGCCATCGATTCAACCGTCGGACGCCACTCGCCCGACCAATAGCGATCGTCCCTGAAATCCGTTGGGATGCGCCGCATGGCCTTGATCATCCACGCGCTGTTGCGCAGCCCGTTGATGATGAGCTGCATCGTGCGCTTCTGCTCATCCGAGCCTTCGCGGTCGATGTTGTGCTGCACCGCATCGGGATAGACTGCCAGAATGCGTCGGCGGCACTCAGTGTCGACCTCCTCGGGATGCACGAGATGATCTGCCATCGTATCCATCACGTCGCGCTCAGGGTTTGGATGACCACTTCGGCATAGACTTCGGTTTCACCCGCGATTGCGGACGCATCGCCCAGCGTGGTGGCGCCGACAGTGCCCGCCAGAAGAAACACCAACTCGAATGATTCGCTGTCGGCGGTGACCTGGATGCGCCCATCGCAGTTGATCTCGCCCTGCTCGTTCGCAGCGAGATACAGCGGCATGCCCTTGATCGACTTGGACGTCGTCGAAACGGACCGGAACGAGAGCTTGCCCGCGATAGCGCCCTTCAATCGCCGCCGTGCCGTCACCCGATACTGCCCCTTGGGCAACGTGATCACGTCGGAAGCCAGAACCGCACCAGTGATGCTGCTGTCCGACAGCGTGCCGAGCTTGTTGCGCGTCCAGAAGCCGGCGGTCGGTGCCGTTCCGCCATGAGCCGCAAGTGCGCCCGTCGACGAGGCGTGCTCGTCCTTGGCGATCATCACTTGCGCCGTGCGGCGCGAGCTTTCCGTCCATTCCGTACCCGACCACGTGACCTCGACCTTTGAAACGCCAGTGGAGGTCGTGACCGATTCATCATCGAGGACCGCCGTGTCTCCGACTTCAGGCTTGCGCTGGATCCACGACCCAGCGCCGTTGGCGGTCATGAGATAGTTGATGGTCCAGCCGTTGGCGGTCGCGCCTGCGATGTACGTGTCACCAGGGTTGGCGACGCTGGGCGGCTTGGTGAGCGTTCTTGAACGCACCAGGATGCGCTTACGCGGCGATGGCGTCCGCGCCACCGTGCGGAACCCTGCCCCGTCCCACACGACGGTGACGACCTCCTGGTCGTTCGTGAGCACGATCGCAACGATGCGATCGATGAGCGTGGCGCCCTGCCCCCGCACGATGAGCACGCCGCCGCCATCGTTGATCAGCGTGAGGGAGATACCATCGGTGAGGTCGGCGCCCTTGGGCAGGAACACGGTGGCATTGGCGCCCACCGCCGTTGTGATCGGAATGACCTTGCCGGCGTCGCTGGCCGTCAGCGAGATGACCACGCCAGATTTGGTCGACACCGGCGTTCGCGGTGTGGCTGTGGCAGCATTTCCGACCGCAGGTGATCCTGGATCAAACCCCGGAATGAGTTTGGTGCGTCCGTCCTCGTAGGTGATGCGGACGTCGAGCTTCACGCCATCGGGCTTGAGGTGGATGACCGGCAGGCGCCCGGTGACGTCGGCGAGGATGTCCGGCTGGTGCGCCGAGGCGAACTCGGGATCCTTGTAGGCGGTGGCCTTGCGGCTGGTGCCGGCAACGAGAAACGCGACCGACCATCGGTCCGGGGCGCCGTTGTGATCGACCTGCTGGAGGAGAGAATGGGGCCAGAGGGTCATGGGGATCCACAATGACGAAAGGCCCGGCTGGCGGGTTGCCAGGGGCCTGTTCGTGGTTCGGGAGTGTGCCTTGGTCTTGCCGTGATTTGTGCACGGCGGGCAAGGGGTGGAGGGTGGGTTGGTGGGCTAGGGTTGCAGGCGGGTTACTCGCCGCTGCGGGGTTTCCATTTCTTGGGGTCTGGCGGGCCGTCAAAGCGGCCGTCGTCGCCGCGTGGCTGAGCCTGCCAGTGGCCTTTGATTTCTTCGGCAGCAGCACCTGCGGCTACGGCTGCGGGGAGGGCGAGGGTGTGCGGCTTGCCGGTCACGGCGTCGAGAACGGACGATCGAATCTGTGGCGCCGTAATTGTCCGCTTCGCGCTTGGCATGGCGTCAAAAATTGCCTGAATGTCCATGGCGGAATCAAATGTCCCTTGCGCCCTGCTTCGCAGATTCGTCGGGTCGACGGGTGGCAACCCTCTGACGGCGTAGCGGCTTTGCAGCTGGTCAACCATATGAGCAACTGTATCGGGCTCCGTCTGCTTCATCGAAGCGTTGCGCGCGGCGTGGCGATGCGTCAGCAGCTCGTCAACATACTGCCTAGATATGGGGCCATACGTGGTGGTATCGTAGGACGCGAAGGCATTGGGAGATGACGATGGCTGTGCGGCGGGACCGGGGGGCTGCTGGGGTGGCGGCGGAGGAGCTGTACCACTCCCTGATTGCGATCCCGAAGGCGGAGGCGGAGGAGGTGCTCCGGACCCTCCACCGCTGGCTCCGCGAGCACGAAGAGCGTCTCGCGTCCCAATCGCAGCCGGCCAATTCGGATCCATCCGCGGCACAAGCTCTCCCGCCTTGTAGCCCGACATCCCAAGCAGGGTCCCGAGTCCAGCCCTGGTGAGAAACGTGCCGGGGTCGAGCGCACGCTTGCGCGCCGCCTCCTTCTCAGGCCCATCCGGCAGATTGTACCAGTCGAATTGATCAGGGAACATCTGGCCTTCAGCCGCCAGAAATCCGCCCGCCGCACCTGCCGCCACCGGCTTTCCGGCCGCGCTCCACGACTTTCCGACAACGCCCGGCTCCCGCTTTACGAACGCGTCAAGCACGGCACCTGAAAGGTCTTTCTGCGTTTCGGTTGCTGTCGGCGAGGTCAAGGCAGCCTGCCCTCGAGAGATCTCTCGATTAAGCCGCTGCGACGTCGACCACGGCAGGAACGTCGACGCATTACCGACCGCCCTGAGTGCAAACGGCACACCGGCGGCAGCCGCCATGCCAGCAACCGGAAGCATAGCCGCCTCGGTTGGGTAGCGCTCGCGAAACGGCGCCGTCGCCATGTAGGCCTCGCTTGCCCGCTTTTCAGCGTCAGCAAGCCGCTGGCGAAGCCCAGGGATGGCCGCACCGTTGGCGCCCGTCGTGCCATTGAGCATTGCATTCCAGGCCGCCGACTCGCGCTCGCGGCTTTTGTCGGCGCTGTTCTGGTTCATGCCGGGCTTGGCTTTTTCGCCTTCCGCCAGCTTGTCCTCAACTCGCTTTACCTGGTCGCGAAGGCGCCTCACCTCAGGATCGCGCTCAACCGCCTCGGCCGCCCTTGACGACCCTGCTGCCTGTGCTTCACGTGCGCCCAGCATGGCGCCAGGAGCCGCGAGCGCGGCAGTCGTCGCAACTGCCCTTGGCACGGTGCCGCTCACGGCCCGCATGACAGGCGCTGCCGCGCGCACCACAGACGCACCAGGAAGTGCGCCAAGACCCATCTCGCCAACACCTGCCAGCACACGTAGACCATCACCCTGCTCGACGCCCTGAGCAACATTGTCGGCGCCTCGCACCATTGCCGGCACGCCGGTAAACTCAGCCGCCAGCTTGGCGGTATCCATCACGGGCCGCAGCGGGTTCATGCTCGCCTGACCCGGCTGAAGCGGACCTTCTTTCACCATCGCCTGCTGCTCTCGCAGCCAATCCGGTGCCCCCATGCGTTCGCGCGGCGCCTCAACAGCAGCCACTGGCGGCGCTTCGGCAAACATCCCCGCATCCACCGGGTTGATCCCGAACTCAGGGCCGAACTCGTTCGCCAGAGCAATCAGCTTGTCAATGTAGTCCTGACGGATTGTCATGGCAGACGCTCTCTCCTGATCCTGTTCGACGCGTCAGACGTGAAGGGTGCCAGGAATGCATTCCCAGCCACGTACCCTGGATTCATTCCAGCCTGACCGCCGGCCACGCGGGCCGCTCGCATCGTGTCAAGATCCCGCAACAGATCGAGCTGGCGAACCGGGTTCTCTTCCACCATCATCGGGATCATGCGGTTGTTGCGAGACTCCGACAAACGTGCAGCGCCCTTGGCCACCAAAGCCCGAGCCACAGCGCGCGGGTTCATCCAGTCCACTGCCGACGCCAGCATGGCAGGACCGTTGAGTTCGTCGATCGCCTCGCGCAGCGGCGTCGTCTGAGATCCACCAAGGCCACGATAGGTGCGGGTGGTCGCTGCCTCTTTTTCAAGGTAGCGGATGAACTCGGCCGCTCTTGGCCGCCCCATCACGCTCGTCAGGATGAAGCGTGCCGACGGCGTAAGAAGCTCGCCGACATGATCTCCCGTCTGGGCCTTGTTAAGCACGCGAGCGGCTAGCGCTTGAGCCAGGCCATCGCGGTACATCTCCAGCTTGGCCTGCGCGATTGCCTTGGCTTCCGGGGTCGCCTTGCGTGAGGCGACCGTCCTGTGCAGCTCGGCGATGCTCTCGACTTCCCTGCGGCTCTCTGGGGTCAGGCGGAGAGATTGCTTTTCACCTACCCCCAGCAACCTCTCTGCAGCGCGGTTCTCCGCAAAGAAGTCGTTGGCTTCGCGCCAGAGCGGGTTAGTGCGCCCAACCTCGTCCATCAGATCGTTTTTGAACCGCTGCAACTCACGAGTCAAAGGCGTCGGCCTGTAGCCGTTCATGGAGCGCTCGATCATCTGATCGAGATCGCGCTTGGCGCGCTGGAAGTCTCCCAAGGTCGAAACCGGAGACACCCTGTCCACGTCGGCAGACTTGATGATCTGAGTGACGGGCCTTCCGGCCTCATCCTGAACCGGCAGCATCGTGCGCTGATACGCCGTGATGTTGCCTTGAGCATCCCTCACCGGCGTCAGCATGGGTCGCATGACGGCGCGCTCGACGTCATCGCCCGCCACGCGCGTACTGCCTCGAAACAGCGCTACGGCCTGCTCAAGCGCCTTGGAAATCTCCGAGTTTGGCACCCCGCCGCGCTGATCCCATTGGGCAAGCACGCGACCAACGTCAAATGGCTGCGCGCTCCTGTCGGCCATCTGGTAAGCAAGTCGCTCGCCTTCTTTGAGCAGAGCCAGCTTTGCCTGCGGGTCGGCCGAACTCACCATGCGCCCGATGGCGTCGACAACCCGGTCATGCTGCTCAAGCTGACGATCGGTCAATCGACTGGCGCCGATCGCGCGACCTTCTCCCGGCGATGCCATGGCGGCCCGCAGCGTCCACGAGGTGTTTTCTCCACCTGCGGCACCGGTCAACTTGACACGGTCCACAAGGTTGAGCGGCGTGGCGTTCTGCTCTTGGAATCGACGTGCTGCATCGGAAACAGCCTTTGCCGACACGCCAACGTCTCCGGCGATAGCCGCAGCAGACTCGCCCGCCTCCATGCGCCGAACGACGTCGCTGATTTGTGGGCTCGTGAGCTTCCCGTATTGAGGCACCTCGATCTGTCCGCGCAACGTCGACGGGTCGATCCGATCCCTGGCAAGAGCGCGATCAATAGCCGCCAAAGACGCCGTATCCGCGTTGGCCATTTCGTTGCGCGCCGCGCGCGACAGCGCAATCCCTTCGCCAATCTTGTAGGCAACTGGACCAAGAACGCCGCCTGCCACAGCGCCTAATGCTCCCTTGCCAATAGTCTGCTGCGCGACATCGCCCCAGCCTGCGTTTGGATCGGTGACAGTCGACCCGAACGCATGCAGACCCGTGTTTGTCGCGCCAACCTTGGCGCCAGTGAGTGCGGCTTGCCCCAGCGTGGCGGTTGCAGGATTGGGAAGCAAAACCCTCTCTGCCGCCAATGCCGTATTGGCAGCCACCGACCCAACCCGACCGAGGTTTCCCGCTGCCTGCGCCGCACGTGCCGCGTTTGCTGCTGGCCCCAAAATGGCACCCTGCCCTACGATAGCCGCAGCATCACCGGCAAACGACGCCCACGGGTGCTCCTTGCGGCCTGCCTCCAAGCGCTGGCGATCCTGCCACCTGTTGGCAAACCCGAATGTTCCGGTATCGAGCGCGGCGCGACCGAACGCCTCCAGGGCTGACGTGGTGGGCTCGGTGACGAGTTCAAAACCGTCCGGGATAACGGCAGCAGCGCCACGGGCGGGAGCGGCGGCAGTCGTGTACTGTGCCGGCGTGAGGCTGCGCTCATCCTCGACAAGCTCGAAGCCTTCAGGGATCGGCGCTCCGGTGGTCATGGCGTGGCAAACCCATCCATGGTGCCGGGGATCTCAGCCTTCGGAGGCTGGACCCGCACCCACTGTCCGCCCTGCATGCGATACGCTTCGCCAGTAATTTTGTTGCGAATGACCTGCCCCTCGATCGCAACGCGCGGAGCCGATGACTGCGGTGCACTGCCACCTGCTACCGCTGCCGGTTTCTGCCCACCACCAAACGTCCGCTCAACGTAGCTGGGGATGGACTTGTCAACGTAATCCTGGATCTGCTTCTGGTCGGGCGGCGTGCCGTAGCTCTGCACCCAATCGCTTTCGAGCTTGCGTGCAAGCTGTTCGCGGGCTGCGACCGTCTCCATAGCCCCCAAGATGTGCCTGATGCCTTCGGGGTCCTTGCCAAGCGTTGGGAGCCCTTTTTCGATGAAGGCCACGTCCGAGTTGGACAACGGCTTGTATTTCTGGCCCTCGGCGCCGACGAACTTCTGCGCCAGAGAGTTGAATAGCTGCGTCGGCGCAACGCCTTCGAAGTTGGTGCCGACGTATTTGTTGAGTGCGTTGGCGACCTCCGTCTGCAGACCCGCCCACGAGCCAGTGTAGATGTGGGGCACGATCAGTTTCATGTCTCGGACGGTCTGCAGTGAATCCGTTGCGGTGGCGTAGGCTCTCTGGGCCTCCTGGATCACCTTTGGGCCTTCGTTCTCAGCCCACTTGCGTGCGGTGAGGCGCGCATACGGCGCAACATTGTCGCCACCGCCAATGGCTCGATACTCGCCTGTGCGCTTGTTGAAGATGAAGCCCGGCATGCTCGGGTCCGTCGACCAGTTTTGATCAAGCGACGCGGCCTCTGCTGTCATCTTCGCAATCTTGGCCTTCTGCTCCTCGCGATCAAGCTGGCTCTTGAGCTTCTGGGTTTCGTAGTTCGTCACCAGACGGATGCGGTCCCGCGCCCGCTGCCAATCCGCGTCGTTGTATTGATCAAGGTTGGCCCCGAACTGGCGAGCAACCTTCTTGGCCGCCTCGAATTCCTCTGGCGTCTGGGCATCCCCGAGCAGCCCCGAGAACCTGAGCATCGCCTCGTGCGTTCGCGTGGCCCGCTCGTAATTCTGCGTATCGATCTTGTAGGCGCCGTCGATGTTGCCGGCTTGCGCAAGGCGCTTCTGCGCTCCCGTTGCGTCGCCTGACGCATACATCTGACCCGCTTCCTGCTGCGCCTTGCGCTGCTCGACCTCATACTGGCGCTGATCGCGAACCCATGAGCGCTGCTCGTCTTGGAACGCGTTGTCGCGTGCCGTCTTGAAGCCCTCGGCGAACGACCCCGCGATGTCAGGCGACTTCGCCATCGCGAACGGGTTCGCGTTCGGCATGCCCCAGTCGATGTTGACCTGTGCCATGCGTCAGCTCACGAGAAAAGATTGCGGAGATACTGCTGGCCGGTGTTGGAACCGACAGCCTGACCAAACGCGTTGCCGATGCCCTGTGCAGCCGACGCAAACGCATTGCCCTGCGCAATCGTTGCGTTAGCCTGCGTCAGACCGTTCGCGACTTCGGCTCCAGCCGCTGCATTGGTCACCTGGTTGTTGTTGTCCATCGACCGATCAGCGGTGCCCCACGTGTTACGCGCGAACGCATTGCCCGCATCGACAGACAGCCCCGCCATGGCCGTGCGGGCTCGGTTGCCGTCCGACACGAGCGGCCGGACCCGGTTGAGATCGCGGTCAATGCCCTGCTCGGCATACTGGCGATCACGCTCCTGGAGCGAACGAGCAAAAGCGCCCGATCCGAGCTTGGAGCCGTACTGCTGCGCCACTGCGTCCGAGGCTTGGCGCCGGGCGGCCGTATACTCTGGCCGCGCCATGAGGCGTTCGACATAGGCAGAGCGCGCGTCTTCACCGTTGAGGCCCGTTGCGGTCTGATAGTAGTCCAGCGCCCTGTTGCCCATCGTGACGAGCGGCTGCAGCGTCTGCTGGGCTCCGGTGTAACCGCCTTGAAGGTAGTCCTTCGACTCCGTACTCGCCGCGTCGATGAGGCCCTTGTTGACCTTGGCGTTCTCCTGAGCGATCGCAATCGCTCGCTCGCGAGCCGCCTGAGACTGGTCTGACGCCGACTGGATGGCGCCGGAGGTCTTGTTTGCCGCCAGCAGCGAGGCGCCGCCGGTGATCAGAGCTGGAAGCAGTGATGCCGCCATTTCACAAAGCCCTCTGGTAGATGGTTTCAAGTGGCGCGTAGCGACGCCGGCGATAGACGCGGCCAACGCGCTCGGTCGGAGCAATCATCTGCATGGCGGTAGCCTCGCGCTCCTTGGCCCATGCCTCTGCTGCATTGAGCAAGCGCAGACCGAGCTTTCCTCGAGCATTGGTGTCGACCCACCAAAACAGTTCCGCTGCGACGCGATCACCACTCAGGGGGTGTTCGTGCATCCACACACCGATCACGCCGACCAAGCGGGAGTTTCGGCGAGCCACGAACACCGCGCTATCGGGGCCGCTGATCAGTCGGTCGACGATGCCGCGAATGCGGTCGGGCTCGTAGGACAGGAAGTCCTTGTAGGCAGACACGTGCAGAAACACCGAGAGCATCTCGACGATGCGCGTCGTGTCGCCGTGGTTTGCCGGTCCGATCTCAGGGGATGCGAGCGTCATCGAGGCGCTTGGCCAATTTGTCGACGCGCACTTTGAGATCATTAACGTCCTTCACGACTTGGCTCAACAGGTGAAGGAACTGCGGGGTCAGTCTGCCGTCACTATCGGTGATGGTGATGTCGGCGGGCATCTGTGGCATCAGGCGTAGGCTCCAAGGTCAAGGCCAAGATCGCGGCCAAAGCCGCTACCGAAGGCATTGCCGCCGAAATCAAGATCCTTGTCCTTTTCGGCATCAAGATCGGAGTCAAAAGCATTCTTTTCCGATGTGTTGCTTTCGGACGTCTGGCCGTAGTCCGTCTCGCCGTTTGTGTTCATGGCTTGGCCCCCGCGAGGTCCTGGCGTGACGTCGCCGCCGCCCCATTCGATGCTGCCGTCAGCAGGGTTGAACGTCGGTCCTTCGGGCGCATTTGGCGCAGATGACCCGCGAGCGTATCCGCCGCCACCAGTCTCGAAGGCATTGCCGCCGCCTCCAGTCCCGGCGGTTCCCACGCTGCGCCCTTCGCCACGAGATGATGTGTCGACGCCGATGTCTCTGAAGCCTTGGCCGCGCTCACCTTCCCTGCCGCGCTCTGCTTCGCCTCCCTGGCCATAACTGTTTGCGGTCAGGCCGGGGTCCATTTCGAAGCTGGCGGGGGCAAAGGCGCCCACCGGGGCACTCCCAAGACGGCCACCATACTCGCCACCCAACGCGGCTGGGTCGCTATCCTCAGACGAAGCGGCGGCTGCAGCCCGAGCTGCATCGATAGCTGCAGCGAAACCAGGATTGGAGCCTGAAAATGAAAACCCGGTGCCTACGCCGGCCGGAGCACTTCCAAAGCTGGGAGCGACCTCCTGAGCAAATGCGTTCTGAGCAAAGCCTTGAAGCGCCGCGCTGCCGCCAAAAGCAGGGTTAGAACTTGCTGCGCTGTTCATAGTGCCGGCGCCGACAAGGCCATCGATCTCGCCGACGTTCACGCCGACAACCCCATAGCCCATGCTTTGAGCTGACGGGCTGCCGCCAAACGCGTTTGTGAAGCCTCCCGCTGGATCTACAGCGACGGTGCCGAACCCAATGCTGCCAGGACTGATAGTGCCAATGCCGCTTGCGGGTCCCGTTTGAATCCCGGCTGGGCCTGGATCGACGCCCCAGGCCCAGCCGGGGTTGTTGGCAAAGCCGCCTTTGAAGGCGCTCACTTCCGGCGCGTTCTTGGCAAAGCCTTGAAGCGCCGCGCTGCTGCCCCAAGTGGGGTCGGGGCTGAAGGCGCTGTTCAAGGCGGTGCCGGCATTGAACGCGGTGTTTGAGGCGGACACCTCGCCGTCAGTCAGCGCTCCGGGGTCGAAGATAGCAGTGGCCCCGGCCTTTATTTCCATGCCCGGATTTACGGGTCCAACCGGAGTGGGACTCCGTTCTTTCTGAGCTGTGCCTGGCGCCAGTTCCGATACTTCGACAATGGTTGGGTTGGGGCCGAATCTGCCACCATAAGGGCCGACCGGAGAAAAGCCGGGTGTCGTGCGTTCCTCACCCCGACCGGCGCCCGGAAACGACCCGGACGACTCCGCCACCGCCGTCCGGCCTGATGCTGCGCCCGTTGCGCGATCGGCTACTGATCCGCCAAACCGCCCACCAGAACCCGAACCACCGGACACACCATCAGCAGTTCCGCTGCCCGCAGCAATCGTTGACGGCCCCAATGGCGACTGGCCTGGCACTGTTGGCGCAGCTTCAAACGGGTTGGGCAGCGAGAACCCACGCGACGGAATGCCGCCCTCACGCAGGGCTCGCCGCCCATCCCGCTCTCGTTGCAGGGCCTGCGCCCTGTCGAGCACAGCTTGGCCGTAAGCGATCGTCTTGTTTGTTTCATCGATCTGTGCCTGTCGTGCGGCAATCTCACGGTTCAAGTCATCAAGCGCCTGTTGGCGGGACGCGCGCGCGGCTTCTAGGCCGGCGCGGTCGAAGTCGGTTTCGTTTGATCTCGATGGAGGCGCCGGACCCTCGCCTTCTTCACCCTCGCGTTCCTCATCGCCTTCTTCGCGCCAGGGCGGGGTAAGGATGGGGCCTTTCCATGCACCAGGCTCGGGCGGCTCTGGTGCGGGCTCGCCGCCAAGACGGTTCGCCCCGCGTTGAATGGCGCGCCCAACCTCATCGGCAGATGGGACCGAGTTCCACCCCTTCAACCCTTGAATGCCGCCCCGCGTTGCATTCGAGTTGGCGCGCGCTGCGCGCTCCCGCTCGCCGGCCGCAAACGTCGCGTCATCTGATTCTTCGCTCTCGCCCGGTCCGTAGCCCCGGAACAGTCCATTTGCTGCCGGAACCGGCCCCCACCCGAGAGCCCGCATGAGATCTGTTGCCTGCTGCCCGTACGAAAAGGCACGCGCGCCCAATTCATTTGCACGACTTCGCGCATCGATGGCCCTAACGGCGTTCTCAAGGCTGTCGTTCTGAGCACGCGCGGCTTCGGCTTGTTCGGCCGCCAGTTCCGCTGCTTTGGCCGCGCCGTAAGCTGTTGATGCGCGAGCGTCCAAGTCCGCAGCAAGCTCCTGCATTGCTGCGGATACGCGATCGGACGACGCTGTGGTTGCAGTTGTGCCCATGATTTGATCATAGTCCCACGCTAGGGACGCCCATCACTAAGGGGTGACGCATGTATGAACTCGTTCTCTATGTTCAGATCGAACGTACGCTGATGCACATGCAGACCTATGCGATCTATGAGACCAAGGCTCAGTGCGAGGCGCACTTGCCCCCCGTCCGCGAGGTCATCAGCAACACACAGACGCTCGCAAGCGCTCATTGTAGATCGTTTGTTCCGCAGCCAAGTTTTTGGCCGCCGATGTGCCGCATAACAGGCGGCGGGAAGTCGTAACGGAGGGGTGCTGTGGACTATATTCTTTACGTCTGGATCACCATCTCGCAGCCTCAACAAAATGGCTTGGACTCGAGCAAAGAATTGGTAGTCAAGGCTGCGTTTGCTACCATGTCCGAATGCAAGGCCGCGCAAGCAGGCGCTGAAGCCGCGCATGCCAAGCAACCAGATGTTTTCGCCAGGTTCAATTGCGTGCGGGAGACCGACGCCGACCGTGAGGCACGGCAAAAGAAGCTAGCAGAGCGCAACAAGGCTCTGGCGCGGAGGCTGTGCGAGATGTACCCGGATCAGTGCAAATAGTTTTCACACATAACTCCTCCCCCTCTCCAGCGCCCTCCCCTTGCTGTCCGACCAGTCGATGAACGTCCCGTACTGATCCGAGCCCCACTTGGGCGTGCTGAACGCGTTCTGCTGAGCGGGCGATTGGAACGTCTGACCATAGGCGCTGGGGCTTTGCTGGCGAGCCGATGCCATCGGCGGCTGGTCGCGTCCGCCATCCATCAACGTGGGCGGCGTCGCGGGCATCGGGTGGTTGCCGTAGCCGTAGTTCATGCCATTATTCGAGACTGCAAACGCATTCTGTTCCTGAGGCCCGCCTAGCCCCATCCGGCCCGTCGCATCGGACGGTGACCACCACTGGCGCACCTCTTGCTGACGTCGGTTAACCAGCCCCGGCAACACTTCACCACCGGCTCGGGTGTACTGCTGAAACCGACGCCGTGCGTCGTCGTAGTCATTCCGCCGGATCGCGGCGCCAAGCCCGGCTCTCGTCCACTGATCACCAGCGTTGTAGGTCAACGAGGTCAGCGCATTCTTGACCCCATCAGGCGCGTCCGGCGCAAATCGCTCCACGATCTGGCGCGCTCGGGCGACCTCGTCACTCAGCCGGCGATCTGCCTCGCCGCGGTCGATGACCTCACCTGGGTATCGCGCGCGCGTTCCGTACCCGACCGAATGCTGCTTGTAGTCCCACGCGGCCCGCGGCTGAAACCCCTCAAACCGCTTGATGCTTTCAATCAGTGCGGGATCGAGCGTCGGCCCGGTAAACCTGCTCACTGCGGCCCCCGCCGACCGCCGCCGTAGCGAGCCAGCGCCTCCGCGGCAATGTCCGGTCTGCCAGGAAGCGGCGAGTCCGCCCACATCAGGGCGCCATCCTCGTTGCGGAACGCCTTGCGCAAGCTCGACAGACCGCCCATGGCCTGGCCCAGCGTGAGCGGCACAGTGACCGGCGCCGTCACCGGCGCCCCCACAGCAACCGCTCCCGTCACGGTCGCACCAAGCAGGCGCTGCATGGCCTTGCGCCTCTCCTCGGCAGCCATGGCCGAAAAATACTCGTCCATCGGGTTGGGTGCAGCAGGCGCAGCACCACCCTGCTGCATCATCTGATAGTTTTCTTCCCAGTTGCCCGAACTGGGCCAGGCCGACTGGCCGCCCGATCGCATGGTGTATCGATCCGCCATGATCAGCAAGCTCCTTTGCCGCCGCAGGTCGGGCAGGTCTTGCCACCCTTCATGGGGCGGCCCTTTTTGTCCTCACCCGCTTCCTCAGCGGCGTGGGCCGATCCAAGCGCAATCATGATGACCGGCCGGCCCGGCACGTTCTGACGCTCAGGCTCAATCAAGCCGCTGCGGGGCCACTTCTCATCCTTTGCCATGTTACGTGCTTCCCTGTTGTCCGTTGATCACTGCCGACATCACGCATCGCGCTGCCGTGGCCGACATCACCAGCTCGATCGTCGCGCCTTGACGCTCAAATGTCCCAAGCTGGCGGAACACCACACGCCCCGCCGCACCGCGCACGCCCATGACGTGCGTCAGCGGCGCAAACCAACTGAGCCCACCATCCTCGGAAACCCTGCACCTGATGGTGCGCTGCCCCTCATCGAAGTCGCCCGCGCGCGGCGTCGAGAGCACGTCCACATGCAGGCTGTAGATTGACAGCGGCATGGGCCACGCATGCACGATGGGGCTTTGCAGCCGCACCATGATTTCATCGGGGCCGTCCAAGGCGCAATCAGCATCCAGTTGCCAGATTGACCCGGAGCGATCATCTCCAATCAGCGTCTTGTCGGCAAAACTGATGGCCCCAAGTCCGCGCCACACCTTCGATCTCAGCGTTTCGCGCTCGGTCCACTGGTTGGTGTTGAGGTTGTACCAGAGCGTGAACGTCGACCCTCGCAAGACGTACCAGTTCACCCCGCCGAGCGAGAACGTGAAGCCTCGCAGTGAGGACGTATCAGGCTCCGCCTGAATAACCTCGACCACCCACTCAGGGCTGATCTCCTTGGGCGTGTAGCCGTTGGCGCGTCGCACCTGTCTGTTGTTGTCAACCCAAAATATATCGTCGTTGTTTTCGGCGATCGTGCCAGCCGACAAGCACCCGATCGGCAGCGCGCCAGCGCCAAGCGGCGAAAATGGATCATCGGCATCCTGCGTCGGCGACCACAGCTCCACCGATTCCGTCCCGAGCAGCCACACTTCGTTGCGGCGGGTCCATAGACCAACAAGCCCGTCCGGCTTGCCCTCAGCATTGTAGAATGCATCACCCTCGATCTCGGTCGAGTTGATGCGTGTGTAGTAGAATTGGCCGTTGGCAAGCCCGATCAGGAAGCGGCCCCGCAGGAAGTCGATATCGACCACCGTTCCGGCGATGGCATCACCATCGTATGGAACGCACACGCCGCCTTTGATGGTCCACAGCTTGCCCGTGGCGCACAGCATGATGTCGGGCTGGTCGAGGGCGTTGGCCGCGAACTGCACCGGCCCATCACCGGGAATGCCGGCCAGCTCGCTCGCGTCACCTGCTGGCGTCACCGCATAGAGCACGCGCCCCGACACGACATAGAGAATGCCAGCAACGACAATCCACCCGCGGTGCGGACCGGTCGGGACTGCGCCCCACTCCCTGAGCCCCGGCCCGGCATAGAGCCCAATCTCAGCTTTGCCGCCCTGTCCAATCGGACGCGCGTAGGCATTGACGACCCGCACGTTCGTATCGAGCCCCAGTCGACCTTTGTTTGACGAGAGCCCGAACGACAGCGGAATCGGCGGCATTACATGAAGATCCCTTCAAGGGGTTCTTCAGTAGCCCCGTTCGATCCCACCCGCCGCAGTTCCATCACGATCCAGTCTTTTGCGGATTGAGCATCGGGCTGGCTGATGGCGTTGAGAACGATCGGCAACGCGCCGAACTCCTGCGACACCTCCACAGCCACGATCCAACAGATCTTACGGAAGCACTCGATGGGGATCTCATCGTCAGGAAACCATGACACGCCATCGGCGCGCAGCCAGGCGTTCGTCTCCGACCATGCGTCCCTGATTGTCGACGCATCACGCTGGGACAGAGTTTCGCCGGGCCGCAGCAGGTTCATCAGGCCGGCGACACGAGTGGCCAAATCATTTGCTGTCTTGATCGCCATTGGCCTGTGCCTCTGCGGCGCGCGCTGCGGCCATTTCTTCCTTGGTCCGACGCTTGCGGCGCGGCTTGACCGGCACAGGCGGCTTCGGTGCCGGGTCGACCGGCTTGATCGGCTGGTCCACGACAAACGCGTTCGGCACTACCGGCGGGGGCCGCAAGAACGCCTTCGCAGCAGCCATGCCGTGCTCGCGTGCGATCTCTTTGGCTTCCGGCGGCAGTGCATCAAACTCCGCCATCGATTTGCGGGCATGCCCTACAACATCGATCGTTTCATCATCAAGGCGCCTGGCCACCACAGCCACCGGCGCAGCTGCGCCCATCACCTTGGGCGGCACCTCACCGCCAGATACAGGCGCAAACCACGGATGCGCCATCAGTCGATTGCGGTCAGGGTGATCATCCCCAACCGCGATCACGTCGCCCTTGCGCACGTCGAACCCCCACAGGATGCCAGCATCCGGTGAGGTCTCCGAGCCGACGTACTTGAGCCTCATCACCATGTCGCGATGGCCGCCCGCTTCCACGTGTCGGTTGCTGTGCAAACATAGACGTAGCCGGAATCGTAGGCAATATCGCCCACCGTGCCGGTGGACGACGCCGTGCTCGGAGCAGCCACGAACGCTTTCATCTTCCCATTGAGCGCGGTCTGCTGCGCCGTGCTGACAGGCTTTGCCGTGTCAGCGGTGTTGTCGACGTTGCCAAGACCGACATCCGCCTTCGCCAGAGTGATTGCACCAGTGCGGCCGGCGACCGACGTCACCGGAGACCCGCTCGACGTGTTGAGGGCGATGATTGTTCCGTTCGCGCCAGCCGGCGGGGCCTTCGCAAACACGATGTTGGTGTTTGAAACGGTGAAATCCGTGCCGGGCACCATGTAGGTGTTGTCAATGTGCACGTTGAGCTGGGCTGCCGTTTCCGGCTTGAACGCCGTGCCGGCGAGCTTGAGCGCGAACGTCGTGGTGACACCATTGAACAGATTGTCCAGCTCATCGAGCAGGACGTTTGTTGCCTGCGTCGTGGGCGTGCTCTGCGCCGTGTTGGCGGTGGTGTTGGTTGCCTGCGCATCCGCATTCGTAAACCACGGATGGCGCATGGACGGATGATTGGCGGCGACCGTGTATGTCTGCGTTTTCGTCATCTCGACGCCCCAGAACACGGCCGTGCTGGGGGTGTCGGCCGTGCCGACGTAGGTGACCTGAGGCATAGTGATGATCCCGTGAGAGCGTTGAAAAGCAGCAGGGCGGCCAGAAAAGCCGCCCTGCTGGGGTCCTCAATATCTAGCGAAATGACTTACACACCCGAAGTCGACCTTCGAGCCGTTTGCAAGCTCGCGCTGCATCTTGCCGACGCCGAGCGACTCGCGGATGGCAACCGACTTGGAGTTGCCGTAATCGCGCTCCAGCGGACGGAACTGCACATCGTCGCCGAGGCACATGGCAACCGCCTGTTTCCCGAGCAGGATGGCGCGGCTGTAGGTCTTGTCCGTCGTGTTGGTCACGTCGGTGTGCTCACCAAGCTCGGGAATACGCTTGATGATGACGTTGTCCCACATCAAGTCACCCGACGAGAAGTATGGGTTCTTCACGCCAGACCCGGAGCCATTGCCGGCCACGAGCGACTTGTTGAACTCCTTGATGTCGGTGTCCTGGCGCAGCTTATTGTAGTAGCCGAGCGAGCAAAGCAGCACGTAGCCCGTCTCGTCGTCCTCGCCGAGCGACAGAGGCTCGATGCCGTAACCCGCCTTGTGGGCAAGGTCGGCGCGATCCTTGATCTTCGTCACGTTGGTCGCCGAGGGGTAATCGGAGTTTGTGGTGCAGGCCTGCACCGACGACACGAAGTTGTTGGACACGGGCACCGTGTCGTTGCCGCCGAACATGATGCGGTCGGGGTTGGCCGTGAGCCATGCGTTGAGCTGCGTGGTGGTCGCCTGCGTTTGCACCGCCGTCGGCGACGGGTCGCCAGCAATCACCTGCGTCGCGTCGTGGTTGCGCAGCGGCGCGTGGATCGTGGTGTGCAGGCCGGTCGAGAACAGGCCGTCGATGATGTAGTCGCGCAGCCGCGCTTTCGACCAGTTCATAAGCAACGGGCGAAGCTGGGGCAGCAGCTCCACCGGCCGGCGGCGCTCGTCCCACTCCGTCACGCCGATGGCGTTGCGCCAGTGCTCGATCTTGCAGTTGTAGAGGTGCTCGTCGGCCTTCTCTTCGCGGCCCTCGAGGACCATGTTGCCGGTCACGCCCTTCTTCTTCATCGCGCCGAGCAGCGGGATCTTGATGTACTCGCCGCGCGCCTTGACCTCGCTGACGTAATGGATCGGCGTATCGCCGCCGTCACCCATCAGCTTGTTGAAGCGGAACGTACCGATCCACTCCAGCATGTACTGCTGGCGCCAGACCGGATCATCGAAGCTCGCAGGCTTCGCGGTGACGTCGGGCATACCGACGACATAGGGGGATGCCATGTTGTAACTTCCTCAGTCCATCAGGTTGCGGGGAACGCCGACCTGCGGGCTGCAAGCATCGCTTTCACGCCGTCCATCCCAGTCGAGAACATCGTCTGAGGCGTCTGTGCGTTGGTGCGGGGCTGGCCCGACAGCGGCGGTGGGGTCACAGCAGGAGGCGGCTGCACGCCAGGGCGGGCCTGGAGCAGCATGGGCGCAATGCGCTTCACGAACTCGGGATTGCTCAAATGTTCGAGCAGCACCTGCTGCTTGAAGTGATTGAGATCCCCGTTGGGCACCGCGGCACGAAGCTGGGCCGTACGGAACAAATCGACCGCAGCCGAGTACGGATCGGCGCGCCTCGACAGGGCATCCGCGTAGCCATTTTGGCGGACCCACTGCTTGGCGGCTTCAACCGTCTCACGGCCAAACCTCTGCTCCGCACGAATGTCGTCGTTGGCCCATGCTGCCTGTCTGGCGATGCTTTCGGCCTTGGCGACCTGCTGAGCTGCCAGCCTCTGCGCCCGCTCTTGGACCGCCAAGGCGTAACCCTGAGGATCGTTGATCAGGTCGGGAAGCGGCGGCTCTTCGGGAGCAGCCTGCTGCTGTGGCGGAGGTGTCGACGTGGCTTGCTGCTGGAGCGCGCGGATGTAGCCTTCCATTTGGAGCGCACGGGCTTCCACTTGGCGAGCATACTCCGCCCATTCGCGGCGGCTTTGGTTGACCTCGTCGAAACGCGACTTCGGGATGCTGATCCGATCGTCTGCCGCTGCAGCATCGCCCTGCTGGGCCGGATCGACCGTCTGCGCAGGGTCAGCGCCTTGCGGCATCTGATGCTGGCTCGGGTCTGCCGGCTGAGCCGGTGCCGCACCATTGGGCGCGGCGTGCTGTGCGGTATCGGCCTGTCCGCCGTTGCCGTTGCCGAACAACTGTGCGGCAAGGGTCGACATGATAGGTGCGGCGGGCGTTGCCGATGCGGCGTCGGGTGCAGATGCAGTATCCACGGTAGAACCCCATGTTTCGTCGGGATGGACGGAAAGCGCTGCTATGGCCTCAGCGGGCGGCGCTGCCGTTTCGTGGCAGCCGACGGAAAACGCTGATTGTCCTCAGCGGGCGGAGCAGCAGACGCGACGATCCCATCCCGGACCTCGCTGCGGAGGCTCAGGTGCTCGGGTGCTCAACGTGACGCGACGGGTGTCCTGATATCGCTCAGGACGGGCGAACTGTTATGGCCTCGTGCCGGGCGGCGGCTGAAGGCCACCCACCGTCTGAGGTCCGGGCAGCGGAAGGCCGCCGATCTGATTGGTTGCGGGCTCTGACCCCGGCACCGCCGGCTGTGCAAGCCCCAGCAATGACGGCGCAGGCCCAGTTGGCATGGGCGGCATGTTCGGGCTTGGCCCACCTTCATTCATCGGCATCATGTCCGGCATTTGCGGCGCCATGGGCATTCCAGGCATCCCCGGAATCCCAGACTGACGAAACGCGTTCGCAGCTTCAGGGTTGAGATCCTGCTCAAGCACGTCCTCGACGAACGAGCGCGACCCGTATTCGAACGGGAACATCTGCATGACCTCAGGACCGGCCATCGTGCCGGCCATCTTCGCAAGGCTGTCGGCGCGCTTGTTCTCGACCTCGGCGATGATCTTGTCGACGCCAGCGGCCTTCTCCGCCAGCTCAAGCATGTTCATCTTGTCCTGCTGCTTGGCCGCCTCCGGATCAGGCCGCGGCATTTCTTCCTCAAGCAGCTTGAACAGGTAATCCTTGTTGCGTGCGCCAGAGAGATGGATGATCGTCTTGAGCCTCGGCAGCGGCATGTTGCCGGCCTTGGCGATGATATCCATCAGCTCTTCGTTCATGGTCACCGTATCGGGGCCTTCCTCGATCGTGATGTCGATGTCCATCTGAGCGACATCGTTCATGATCACAACCCGACCCGTGCTGGGATCAACCATGACTTGGTTGAGGGCGTAGAACTTCACGCCCTTCTCATCGTCGGTGACGCGCAGCCACCACTCGTCCGTCTTGAACTGGCGGATAAGGCGCCAATCGCGACGGTAGCTCTCGATCTTCCATTCCCGAAGCCGCTCGAACACCGGCGACATCTCAGTCATGCCCGAGTTCTGCCGGGCAAGGATCGCACGGCCCGATGCGTTGTCGATCCCCTCACCCTTGCCCAGAATGGCCGTGTTGGGGCCGTAGGTCTGCATCATCTTGAGCGAGGATTCGAGAAGCTGACCCTGGCCCTGGATCTCCGCATCCATGGTGCGGATCTCGAAGCGCTTCGCGATGTCGCCTTTTCCGGTCGGGCGAAGCTCGATGATGCCGTCGGCTTTGCGGGCTTCTTTGCGGGCCTTTTCGACGTCGGAAACCGCCCCAGCTTCCATGATGATCTGCCGCACCGACAGCATCCACAGCAGCTTGGAATGCCGCGCGTTGATCGCCTGCTGGATCGGGATCAGGTCTTTGACCACACCATAGCGCTCGCCCGACGGGTCGACGTTGCAGGACACCGCGTTGTAGGGCTGGTACGTGTCGCCCGTCTCCATGTCGCGGTAGATGCTGGGCGCGTTGTACAGCTCGATCGAGCCGCAGAAGTAAGAGCACCACCATTCGCCACGGTGCTTGTAGTAGAGGTGGACAAGCCGGACGCGGCTCAGTTGGGCTGAGAACCAATCGCTGCGGATGCGCGCCCACTCACCGGGTACTTGACCCGACGAACCAGACCCCGTCGCACCTTTGAGGCTCGCCATCTTTGCAGCGCTGTCAGGCCGGCCGAGCTTGATGAACAGGTCCTCGGCGTCCTCGGCGTCGAACCAGCCCCACTCACCAATGAATTTCGCATCGGAGAAGTCCCATTCCACAGAGCGCGGGTCGTAGATGAAATTGAGCGAGGGCACCTGTCGCTTGATGATCGACAGCTCGCCCTTGGCGTTGCGCATGACGCCTTGGAACAGTGCACCGACCCCGCGCACGAAGTAATCACGTCCACCCTCGGAGAACACGCGCTGCGCCTTGGTCTCGTCAGCCGTCTGGCGCAGGGCGGCAGTCACCGCATCGCAGTCGATGTCATGCTTGGGTGTGCGCGGGTAGGCTTTGGGATCACGCCGTAGCCGCTGCTCGATGCCAACGTAGCTGTCGATCTTCTTGCGCAGCTCGTTGAAATACGTGTCGGGCTGGTTGCGATCGGCAAGAACTCGCTTCTCGGCCTCCGACCACTGGAAGCCGTGATAGAAGCTCTCATAGCGAAGCTGCGCAACAAGCTCGGCCTGCTTCGCCGTTGCCCATGCGGTATACATCTGCTGAAGGCGATGCGCCGGCAGACCCTCCGGCTGATCGTTCGCCGGCTTGATCACGTCCTGCATATCGACGTGTGGACCGCCTGGGACCGGCAACCCCTGCGCCGGATCGGCATTCGGCATCATCTGCGCCAGCGGGATCAACCCCATGCCATGCTGCTGAGGCATTCCCATGCCCGGCATCGGTGGCACAGGCGCACCCATCCCGCCCGGAGGCATCGGGCCGGGCCTCTGGGGTGCTGGCATCATCTGCGGTTAGGCCGTGGTCCAGGTGTTGGCGGAATCGACGTCTTCAAACCCGTAGTCCGTCGCGACGTTGGCAGCAGATGCCTTTGCAGGCGCAGCTCCCGACGCCATCATGTCGAGCATGCGGCCGATGACTGACATGGCGTCGACCTGGTCATCGTTCTTGCCCAGCGGGAACATGAGCATCTCAGTCTCGAAGTCGGCGAGCCAATCGGGCGGCACGTAGTCGCCATCTGCGTTGGCCGCCGGGATGAACAGCTTGCCCATCGAGGCACGGGCCTGGATCGCTCGGGCCTTCTTCACCTTGTCGGCGCCGGCTTCCTGCAATTCCTCGATGTGGCAGTACACTTTGCGCTCATGCATGCGCTTGGTGATGAACGGGCCGAGTGATCGCTTGATCTGATCCACCGGCGCCGCCCACGCGAGCGGCTTGTACCGGTCCATCAGATCAAGCTTGGCCTCGATCCAGATGTGCGTCTCCGTGCGCTGGCGCCAGACTTCCAACAGGTACATATTGTCGTCGGGGTCGATCCCAACCACCGCATGCACCGTCCAGTCGCCGCCCTGTTTTGTCACCGCGTAGTCCGAGCCGCCGTAGAGGGCGAGCTGATCGAGCGGCGGCGCCTTGACGTAGCGCTGTAAATGCCCAGGCTTGAAAAACGCATCGGCCTCAAGGCGAGGCTCCTGCATCATCTGCGCCGCGAACGTCTCGCTGCCCATCTCGAGCAGCTTCGACTTGAGCTGATCGCGCGTCAGGAGCCAGGGCTCGCCATCGACCGTGCCGTCCTTCGTCGCCTGGTACCGCCGAGCCTTGAAGCCGCGCTTGAGCAGCTCCTCGTAGGTGTCGAAGTACGCATACCGCGTGCCGATCACTCGCGTCTTGGCATCCTTCGACACAAGGTTGCGGGACAACGAAAACGCGGCAGTCGTCTTCTTGATCTGGTCCGGCGTCGTCACCGAGCTGTCGGTCACCACGTCGTCGTAGATCATGCGGCGGAAATGCTTCGACGTCGGCTGGCCATCAACCAGGCCCCACGCTTCGACGGTCGCCTCTTTCGGGTTGCCCTTGCGCTTGACGGTGATGCCCTCATCTTCGGACCATTTCAGCGCTTCGCTGCGGGGGTCCGCGTAGAGCACATCATCGAACAGGTGCTTGAGCAGGTCGTTGGTTTCGAACTCGGTCTTGATCTGCCGCAGGAACTGCTTGGCGATCGGCCGGTTGAAGCTGAAGATCCCGAACGTCAGCTCCGGATCGTTCAGGATTTCCATGATGGTGTAGGCGAAGGTGAGAATCGTGGACTTGTAGTGCCCGCGCGACCACAGATCGATGTGGCCATCGGGGCTGGCCTGAACCTCGCGGCATCTGTCGAACACGAACTGCGTGTCGGCATCGGGCCGGCGCAGGATGTAGACCAGCAGGAAAAACAGGTCAGTTTGGGCGAGCGTTCGAAGGTGGTGCCTTCGCTGGGCTTCCGAGCATCCCCTCAATCCATTCAGAAGTCGGGGATACACGCTCCTCGATGTTATGATTGACGGTAGAGGCTTTGACATTCTTGGTCTCGACGTACTCGCCTATGAACTTTGCAAGGTTCATGGTGATGGTGTTTGAGACAGAAGCATCCCCGGCCGTTTTTGCCATCTCCCTGTCCTCAAGGATCATTCGGACGATGTCGTCTCGCGTGATCGCGTTGCGCTTGGCCGTCTCTGCTCGCAATTGCTGAATTCTAAGTGCGATATGGGTGTTGGCCAGAAGGGCATTAGCATTACTGGCAATCGTCTGCGCCTTGGTTGTTGGCTTGCAACTATACGCCCTGCGGTAGGCTTCAGCGGCGCTGCCCGTCTCAACATAAGCGTGAGCAAAAGCCTCCTGCTTCGGCGTCACGTCACCCTCCTGTTGGCATTCTGTACGGCTACCGTCGCCCACCTGCAGTTCTCAGGGCTGTAGCCTTTGTTGCCGTCAATTCTGTCAATAGAGTGAGCCAGCGACGGCCGCGGCCCCATGTCGGACAGAAACAACTCGAAGCTTCGCCACCTGTCGCAGACCGCGATGCCTCGTTTGCCATACCACCGCCAGGAGGTTGACTTCTCATTAGAGCATCGAGTGTGCATGCTTCGCCAAACAGAGTACTCACTTGTTTTTGATTTTGCGTGGGTTGTAAGCCTGCGCCGTCGTCTACAACCACACGACTTCACATTTCCCGTGCGCAGGCTTCTGAGATCCACATTCTTGATGGCCCCGCACTTGCACCGGCACACCCAAATGGTGGTGCCCCACTTTTTTCCTACCGGCTCAATCAGAGTCATGTCTCCGAAAGCATCGCCACCGTTGGCCTGAGCTGCCCTAGACGATCGCCTATCTGCGTTTGCGCAAGTCATGCCCTTACCGCCCCATCCCATGCTCACGCTCGACGGGTGCGGCGGGTGTCTCGTCAGGCAGGGCTGTGGTAAGCTTGATGGGCGAGCAGGCGGTGATCATGACAACAAGGGCGATCGTGATGAGGGCTCTGATCATGACGCGTCCTTACACGCTTGCGACCGTGAATGTGTAAAGGCCAGTCTGCGGCGCGGACCCTGTGCCGGCAGTGGCGTAAAGGACCGGCCTGCCGCTTTGGGGTGTTGCAGACGTGTATGACCCATCGTGGAAATGGCCGACCACAGCAAGCGTTGATGGGGCAGCGCCGCTGCTGGCTGCTGTGATGCGGCCCTTGGCGTCAACGGTGATCGAGGCGTAGGTGTAGGAGCCTGCCGTGACTGCGGTGTTGGCGAGTGTGTGGACCGCGCTGCCTGCTGGCGCCGTGACGTCACCGCCAGTGATGGCGGGGAACCGGCCGATGGGGAGCGTTCCGGTCAAGATCGCGCTGGCATCAATGGCGCCGGACGAACTGCCGTTAGCGGCAGCCACCACCTGACCTTGAGCGTTGACGGTGATGTTGGCGTTGCTGTAGCTGCCGGGCGTGACGCCGACCGACGCGAGCTTGGCTGTGGTGATTACGCCATCTGCGATCTGAGATGCGCTGTTAATCTGGCTGGCGCTGACAATGAAAGCGTCCTGCCATGCCGTTCCGTTGTAGACCTTGAGCTTGTCGGCCGCAGCATCCCAGACCAGCAAACCATCATAGGGAGCGATGAACGTCCATGCGCTGGCCGTGCTGTCGTAGACAGCGAGCGCATTCGCCTGGCCCGCAAATGCTCCAGTCGGACTTGCGCCGACGACGTGCGTGTCGCCATTGGCGGGAGAGCCAGGCGGTGTGTTGGTGCCGAACGTGACGGCGAGTTTCATCTTCTCCGGCGTCGCGACCTGGCTTGCCAGCATGAGGCGCGTGATTGTGCCGGCGCCTGGCGAGGATGCAATGGAAGTACGCTTCCATCGGTTCTGTGCCGAGAGGTAGGTATAGGTCACGCCAGCGACGGCAACCTGCTGGTTGTTCGTTGGAGATGTTGGAAATGGCATGGAAGCCTCAGCTCGGGGTCATGTCGCGCCAGACGCCGGCGCGGGTGTAGATGTACTCGTGGCCGTTGGCGGGCGAGGTCCACCAGTCGCCAAACTTCGGGTTGGGATGGGGCGAGGCACCCGTCGAGTAGGTCACGGACACCTGAGCCAAGGTGTTTTGGTCAAGCGCACCGCCGTTGAAGTCGATCCAGGCGGATGTGCCGGTGCCGGTCGGCATGTAGATGGAGACGATGCCGTCCTCATCGGTGTGCCACCAATAGTCGCCGCGCATCGGGTCCACCGGCGTCGCAGCCTGGAAATAGATCGTGGGGCGAGCCGAGACGTTGAGGAATGTCGTGAACTCGAGCGCCGTCATCGGCACCCATGTGTCAGTGGTCGTGTCGTAGCGCTTGAGCGTGCCGCGTGCGCCGGTCGCGGGCTGAGCATAGTGAAGCCACAGCTTCCGGGTGCTGCTTGGCGGGGTGTCGGAGAAATGGCAGTCGATGATGCCGTTGGCCGTCAGGGCCTTGATGACCGCATCCTGAAGCCAGACGTCCGAGCCAAGCCCAATGAAGTCTGTAAGCCGAACGCGCTGCCTTTCGAGGTCGACAGTGGTCAAATTCATAGGGTCATCATCCGACGGATACCGTGGTCAATTTGATCGAGCTGGCGCCAGCGCGTGAGATCAGCCGCAGCCGCATTGGGCCGGAGTCGGTGGCCGACACTTCCGAACCTGTGACAACAGAGTATGTGAGGCCGTACTGGTCGACTTTGGGCGTCACTTCCATGCCGAGGAACTGTTCGGTCCCATCGCCGCGGTCGAACGGGATGACCTGGTACCCAGACCCGATAGATCCTGAGCCATCGATCACGTCGTCGATCCAGGTGGCGCCGTCATCGAGCGAGATCTGAAGCGCGAGGCGCGAGGCCGGGAACGGCTGACCAAGGTTCTGGATGATGATCGCGAGACGCGCGACGCTGGGCAGGCTCGGCAGTGCAATCCCATGCGGGAACAGGCCGGTCTGACCCGGCGCGATGGTCATGAACCCGTTCGGATCGTGCCACGTCTGGGTGCCATTGCCGACGCCGCTGCCGGAACCGATCTGGCTTTGCAGGTTGCTGATCTGCGTTGGACTTAGATCGTTGAGGGGGCCAAGGTCGGCCGCGGTGACCCGGCCCGGCTTGATTGCAATGTTGGTGCCCGTCACCGTGACGTCGCCGTAGTCGCCATCGGGCAGGGCTACGGTGTTTGTCACCGTCGTCGAAATGGTGCCGATCGACCAGGACACGCCGTTGTAGCTGTGCACATAGCCGGTGGTCACGTCGAACGCATGGATGCCGGACACGGGCTCGACAAAAGCCCAGGCTGATCCGTTGCTCTCGGCAATCATCTGAGCCTGATTAGCCCAGGCGCCGGTCGGACTGGCGCCGATGATGTAGCGGTTGCCGGCCAGATGCGCCGGCGGGGTGTTGATACCGACACCGTTGACCCGGTAGAGGGTCGGGTCGAACTCGTCGTTGCCGACGGCGCCATAGACGGGCGGCGTGGTGATGCGGGTCCACACCGGCGGGTTGATCACATCGAGGCGGTACTGGATGCCGCCCTCAGTTGCGATTTGGCCGATTGACGTGGGTGATGGGAACGTCACACCACACCTCGCGTGAACGGCGCGGCACCGATGCGGCGATCCTCACCCGCTCGCTTCGGCAGCCGCACACAGAGGCGTTCGGTGAAAACCTCGCCCATGGACGTGCGGATCTCTACGGCGACCGTTCCATCATCAACAGGATTGGCCACGGTGAGAATAGCGATGGTGCCGATGTAGGTGATCGAGGCGGAGACATTGCAGGGCGTGCAGGTCGCCTCGACGATGAGTTCGCCGGGCTCCATGCGGTCGGTGAAATCGAGCTTGATGCTGGTGACGTCGCGGGCGTCGCAGACGATCTCCGGACGCCCGGCGTCATCGCGATTGACGTTGCGGTAGGTGGCACGCAGTCCGGGACCGTAGGCAATGACGCGACGCGGTGATCTCGGTCGCGTGTCAGCGAAGCGGATGTCGGTCATCTGATGCCGTGAAGGGCCTTAAAATCGATGGTTTCGGCAGCCGCGTCGTCGCTGTAGTCGTAGTCCTTATGGCGCTTAATTTTCATCCGGAAGCGACCGGCCTTGAGGCGATAGCGGGAAAGGTCGGGAGGGGTGAGTTCCCGACCTTCCAGGGGCGTGTTGCCCAATACGCCCTGCTGCGGCTTGGGGAGTGCGCCGCAGATGCAGACGCGTTGAGCAACACGTCCTTCGGTGTCATTGGGGCCGGACCTGACGACGCGCATCATGCCGGTGCCGTTGCAAATGGCGCAGGTCACGCAGCGGCCTTGCGGCCGAACTGGGCGTCGATGGCCGCCGCAATCGCGTCTTTCACGCGGACATCCACGTCGATGTGGTTGATCGTCGACGGCTGAGCCGACGGCGGCGGAGACGCTGAGCCGCCGAACAGAGCACGACGCAGCTTCCACATCGTCTTTTTGAGATCGAACCACGGCGTGCGCTCACGCCCTTGAATGGCCATCAGCGCCATAACGAGACCTGCCAAGCTCACGAGCAGCATGTTCGTGAGCGAAGTCTGGAACGTCTCGATCCACTGAACCTTCTCAGGTTCCGCCCCAGACACGTCGGACACAAGACCCACGAACGGCGTCACGTCGAAGGTCTGGACCGCCGTGTGGTCGTTCTTGCTCTGTGCGTCCTTCAGGACGGTGCGCGATGTGGCAAGCTGCTGCTCGGCCAGCTCGACCTTCTGCTGCCAGCGAGCGCGTTCCTCAAGGTCGGCCTTGGCCGCTTTGGCCTCGCCGTGCTCCTTGCAGAACTTGCGAGCCTGGGGACCCTGCGCATCGGTGCAGCCCTTGGTAAGGTCCCAGAACCGCGCGTTGCCCTCATAGGACTTGATGAGGGCGCCGGCAGCGTTCGCCGACATGACCGGGCGGCCCGCCACTTTCGGCATCTCCTGCCACGTCATGGCCTTGAGATCGGCCAACGATTTCTCATCGGCGCTCACGCGCTTGCGTGCATCGTCGACACCGGCGCGAACATCTTGATAGCTGACCAAAGCCGCCTTCTGAAGATTGGCGCGCTTGACCTGGCTTTCGGCAGCCGAGCCGATGGCGTTGTAGACCGAGAAGCCGAAGCCAATCAGCCACACCATGGACCATGCGATGGTCTGACCCTTGTGGGCGCCGTGCCACGCGATGACAGCGCGATGAACGCCCATCAGCTCAGCGATGATGGCGCCGAGTCCAAGCATCATCAACTTCCAGTAGGCAAGGCCACCGTCGGCGGCGCGGATTGCGGTGTTCTCGATGATCGACAGAACGGCAGCGCCGACCACCATGAAGACGAACACGCGCACAAGGGCGCCGTCGAATGCGTGATAGGCGCGGCTGACAGCGCCGTTCATGGCGCCGACCAGACCTTTTGAGGGGGTGTCCATAGGTTGCGGTCCCTGGATGGAACGCGGCACGCCATAATTCCGCCGACGCCGTTGGGCATCGTCGTGATGGTCGTTCGAGTATGTTGCGTTTGCGTAAGGGATCGGGAACGACGACGGCCGGGCCAGGAACGCACTCCTGCCCGGCCGTCATACTTTCTGGATGTTGACACAGCGATGCCGTGATTTGTGCACGCAGGTCAACAGGCTAAGTTCATTTCTGGTTCATGCCCTGGCGGGATTGCCACATGCGGTCCAGGCGGCCGAGGTTGGACTTGATGTAGGCGATACCGGCAATGTGAGCCTGACCGCGCTGCTTGCAGCCGAGCCACTTGCGGCCGATCTCCTCGGGTTTCACCGCAAGGTGGCCCAACTCGGTGAACTGGGCGTGCACCATCTGCTCCAGGACAGCATAGGCTTCAAGGCCGATCTCATTCCTCGCCCGGGCACATTCCTGGCTGTGGCGAGTGACGGCGAACTCGGTGGAGGACTCTTCCTCATCCAACCACCGGCCCGAGCCGTAGGCGTGGCCTTTGTGGAGGGCGCCGATGATGTGGCGCTCCAGGCGGTCGCCGGCCCGGATCTCATCCGGGGTGAGGTAGACGTCGAGGGCGCTCCAGACCGACTTGATGGAGGCGTTGCGACGCTGGGTCTTGGCGTCGACCTTGGGTGCGGCGTAGCGATTGCCGGCCTTGCGGATGCCCTCCGGTGTGGGCTCAGCGGGTAGGATCGAGAGATTTGATCGCATGGTTGCCTCGCGGGTGTTGGGCTTTGGTGGTGACGCGAGACGAGCATGGCGGTGGTGTTCAGAAGAACTTCTTGAGCAAGACGGTGATGGTATCGACACTGGTGCGTTTCACGGCGCGTACCTCAGCACGATCGCCAGGATGAACAGGTATGCCGCGCATGCGGCGATGAGGTCCCAGAAGTGGATCATGCTTCGGCCCTCACCCATGCACGTCGACAGTCCGACTCGACCAAGATGAGAATGGCTACAAGCGCGTCATCAAACCGCTCCCATGCGGCTCTCTCATCAAGAGGACTTTTGGCGTCACCAACAGCCACGCACGCCGCGCAAAGATCGTCGTAAAATGATGAATCAAACAACACCCGCCGCCATTTGGTAGCCGTGCGATCAGGTTTGGATTTACCTTTTTTTGCGTGCGTCATGCTGCGTCCCATTGAAGGCCGCGACCTCTCCGTGACCTCAAACATTTCACCAGTCCTGATGCAGATCCCCT